CGAGATTGTTTTTGATGGCCAAGTCTATAATTGAGTCGGGACCATCTTCAATAAGAGACTCTGGGGAGTCTAGAGTAAGAATACTCCTCCCCAGAGAATATTGTGATTTGAATAGTGGAATCATCTAATCAAGATAACTTTTACATTCTGAGTTAGACGCTTCTACCAAGTCCGAGGCTTTAACTAGCTCAGGCTTATTGCTGTGGTGTGTTACCCACACACTTGATGTATTTGCCTTGGAGCGTACTCGCCAGACCTTGTTTGAGTTTTTCTCTTTGTAGAGACTACCATTTTTAATATGCCTAATGTTCATGCTCCTATAAGTTTACCAAGATTTTGGTAGCTTGTCAAGGTCTAAAAATCAAAATTGTCTACGATTTTCGCTTTGCCAATATCATCACCCACATCGGCAACTGGTTTACCTTTTGCTATGTCTTGCTCCTTTAGGTTCCAGTCTGGCTGATGCACGGGACACCCCTCGTAGTGACGCTTCTCTATAACCCCTTCAAGCCCCTCTAGCTCCTTCTCATCTTTTACGCTCTTTAAAACTTTCCCATTTTCATCCAATAAAACCCAATAATCATAAGACCATTTATGGTCGCATACCCAATACGGTAGCCCTGTTTTCGGTTTAATATGACCCGGATATTTGCCATAGCCACAAGCTAATGGCCCCTTGAAACCTTCGTCATCTTTGGGCCAAGGGTTGTTTTTTGAAAAGTTTTTGTGGGCATCTTCTTCTGAAAAATTATTTATGATAGCATAAACGTGCTCAAGATAATATTTAAAGCCTTCCAACTCGTCGTCAGTCGCGGTTATCTCTACGATTGGCGTCTCAGGAAATTTTAAAAATTGAAATTCTAAAGAAAACTTCTCTAAGTCTGGCCATAATTCTTTCGCCGCCAATAGGTAGGCTAAGGCTTGTACGTTATACTCGATTTCTTTGGCGGGAAAAATTTCTTTAGTGGTCTTGTAATCGACCATTTTGACGCCATTTTTAAATTCAACTGGCTTGTCAATGTAACCTCTTATTTTGAATTTTGGATTTTCACTCTCCAATACAAAGTGTTTTTCTGGCTCTTTGATTTCACCCTTAATGTCCTCGCCCAAGAAATCTAGATTTAAACCACAAAGAATCCACTCATCACACCGTTTGTAATTTTCATCATTTAAGTACCCGTCTCTCTTTAGGCTCTTTTTAACGAGTCTGCATATAGAAGGAACCACTTCAATGGTTCCAGCTTTTAGTATTTTGTTTATATATTTTCTGTGCCTCTCATTTAACAAGACCTCTAAGACAAGGTGGCAAGCTGTACCTCTTGCAGAGCCGGGATTTGAAGTTTCAGGGTAACTGTTATGATATTCACACCAGTACTTCCAACTGCACCCTTCTAAGGTTTTGATTCTTGAGGCCGATAAGATTTTTTCACCCATATTTTTTACTTTTCCATTCAAGTATTTGCTCTACGGACATTTCGCCAAAATCCCCCTCGTCCGGTAAGGCAATTTCTATCTGTTCTTGGTCGAAGTACCTAGTCAATCTATTAAGATTCTTTTCCGCCGCTTGATTGCCAGCGGAGTTTTTTTCATCATCATTATTAAAGGCTAAATATATCTTCTGTGCATCAATGCGTAAAAAATAATTTATCAGACCTAGCCCAATTTGCAAGCCAAAAGAAACCGCAACATTTTTTATTCCAGCTTCCCACAGAGACAGCATATCACCTATGCTTTCTACTACTATAATCTTTTTGGCCTTTCGAATAATCTTATTGTTTACCTGCATGGGATATTTCCATTGGCCCTTGTCTCCTATGTGTTTCCATTTTGGTCTTTTTGATTCTGGGTCATTGACCAAATCCCTTCCCGAGACTCCGACGAGATTGTTTTTGTAGTCATAGATGGGGAAAACATATCTATTTTTCATTTTCCCTTCATAAACTACTCCACCTCCGAATAAGGCCAGAGTATCTTCCGACACGCCCCTGTCAACCCAATAGTCGTGATGAGGCATCATTTTCTCCAAACTGGTCTTCGAAAATATCTTAGGCTCTTTAATCTCGGCGGTCTTAATTTGGGTCGAGTCTACACTTCCACTTGCGCCGTTGTCTTTTAGCCACTTTAATGCTTCGTCCTCAGACGAGCAACTCAATGATAGTTTTACGAGGTCTTGAAGGCTGCCGCTAATCTGCTTGCTGAAGTCGATAAATCGGCCCGTATCTTTTCGCACACTCAAAACTGTGTTACTGCTTGAGTCGCGGTAAACGGGCTTCATTCGGAAGTTCTTTGTGTCCTCCGTTATATTAGAGTATCCCAAGTTAATTAAAATTTCTTTTATTTCACTCATAATAATTCTTCACCATCTTGAGCGTTTCTTTCTTGCGGGTTGAATCTTTCTGATTGGGCTTCAATAATGCTGTGCAGGGAGCCCCTTTCTTCTACATTAAAGTTCTCTACGGAAAAGTTTAAAAAATTATTCATCCATCTAAACGAGCCGTCTTCCATTGGCCTTCTAACTAAGTCGTGGTGGCCAACTGCGTTCTTGCCTTGGAATCTGGTTTTAAGTGGGATTAATTTGTGGGTTCCAAAATTTTCTCCGTCAGAGGCCATTTCATCAACCGTTTTTCTTCTAAAAATTGCAACGAAACTACAAAACCACTGTAGCCTGTCTGATAAGGATATGGCAGAGCTATCATCTGTAACATCTGTACCTCTCCTGTTATGATTTTCGCCACTTCTGTTTAATTGCATTGCCGTGATTAACGGCGCATTTAATTCTTCGGCAAGTTTTTTTAGCTTGTCGATTTTATCCCCAATGGCTTGATGCTCGGCCCAGTTTTGCCCAACCTTTTCGCCTGTTAATTTTACGTAATCGTAGGAAATAATACACGGATTACCTCGCCCCACCGCTGATAAGTGCCACCTTCTTACTAGAGAACATATTTGGTCTATGTTTTTGTTTCCGACAAAGGCGTGATGGCATTGCAGGGTGGATTTAGTCTTTTTTAGGTTCGAGCGAACTTTCGAGGTTAGCTCTTGATTCTTTCTCCAGTTTCCCGTTTCTAAGTACCACATTGGTACGTCTGTTATCGAGGAGGCTGTTCTGAACTGAATGTCTAACGTCGCCATTTCGGTATCTAACATGAGAACAGGAACATTGTTTAGCTCGCCCGTTTTCATTAGAAGATTGTTAATCCAAGTGGTTTTACCTTGGCCGGGTCTTGCTACGACAGCGTACAAATTTCCGGGCCTCAACCCTCCGTATAGTCTATTAAATTCTTCGTATGGAGTATAAAAACCAACGTCCTCCTCTGGCTCATTGCCTCTTTCTTCGATTATGTCTGTTAAATTCTCGAATATGTTTACAGGTTCGTCTTGAATTGAGTAGCTATTAATCTTAGAATTATAAATAGCATCACATTCTCCGATAATTTCATCTATATCTTTACTACCAGACTTCTCTACGAAATTTCTCACGGACTGAGCGGTTTCTTGTATTTCCCTGCGGATTCTTAATTTCAATAATTCCTGTGACGCTTCTATTACGGCCTTGGGTTGTATTTGAGAAAATCCCAAGTTATCTACATAGCTATAAATATCAATTTCATCTTTAAATGAAACTCCGAGGTTTTTAATTTTTTCTGCCAGTAGAACCTTGTCTAGTTTACCTCCATTTAAAAGAATGCTTCTGATGACACAAAATATAGTTCTGTGTACGTCGTTGTAAAAATCTTTTTCTGTTACAAATTTTTCTACATCTGCGAATAAGTTGGGGTGTTTGATTAGGCCGCTTAATACGTGTTTTTCGATTTTTAATGAATATATTTCCATGGTTTTGTTTTCCTTTTACTACTGTATATGATTTTTTAAAAAAAGTCAAGCACTAAATAGTCATGCCGAACTTTTCCAGAAAGAAATCTAACGAAAGAGATTCTACCTCGTCTTCTTCTATCTCTAACAGAATAAACCCATTGCTTTCGAGCCACTCTGCTTTTTTGATATCTCTTTTTATTCCTTCGAGGTATTTGAGCCTCGAATTATTGTGGAAGAACTTATTGAACTCACCGTGTTGTTTACCTTGAACTTCTATTGCGAGCTTTTTAGTTGCGTTTAAAATATCTACAGTCATTCGACTGCCATAAACGGGGAACTCTTCATAAACAATGTGACCTTTCCAAAAAGGTTCTAAAAATTTTTTAGTTTTAAACTGAACCTTAGACCTAGATTTTTTGTTCCAGTTTATTAAATATTTAGATACGCTTTTTTTTTGTAGCCTACCGTTTATGTTAAAAAGCCTCATGACTTTTTGAGCGTGTTTCTGAATTTTTTAAATATAAATTTCCCAATTTCTACATTTTCTTCGAAATACTTGCGGAGATTGTCTGCCCCTTGGTGTTGTTTTTTGAACTCCTTACCAGTTTCTTTACCCACCTCCTCTACAAGTTCGTCAGAGATGGTTACCCAAGCTCCAGCTTTTTTAGCCATATCGAACGCCAGTAACATATCTACCACTTCGTACTCAACCCAGATGCTTTTACCATCCAGTCTTCCGTAGCGAATAGGGTATCGAACAAGGGAGCCTGTTTTTTCGTTTGGAGTCTTTTTGAAAACAACTTTACACCAATGACCTAACATATCCCCTTTGCCATTGGGCTGTGTAGAAATTATATCCTTTAAGTGTCTCTCTTGAAATTCTAGAATCCAATCACTATAATGAAGTAGAGCGTTCCCTCCGGAAGCATTTGTAACTCTGGCGTCGGTCCTTTCGTAAGGATTGATGGAAACCTTACTCCTTACTTGCGAAACCATGTAACAAATGTGGCCTCTGGTAGTCATTCCTAAAGCCATCTTTCTTAGAAAGTCAGAACTAAGCAATGCTCCTCCCGCTACTTTATTCGCTTCTTCTGGTGGTTTTTCAAGGTCGTTTTTAGGGACTAGCGAGTCCATTGAGTCTATAATGAACATATAACGTGTATTTGTATCATTGTTACTCACCAACTCTCTCATCAGGTTGATAACCGACTCGTAAACATTGCTTTTATAAACAAACCATTTATCTTCGCTAGTGTCTACTCCCGCCCTTTGAATC